TGTACTTGTTTACCTCAGCTTTCATTCTGTTCTTCTTAGAGATTACTGGCAAGTCATAAACTTCTACTTCCATAGTCACCTTCCTCAGACTATATATTCAGCCGTCAGAAAACTGAGGTAAACAAGTACAACAAACTTTGTATAATAAGAACAGAAACAGCTCCTCAACTATCACTAGCTGAGGAGCAGAAGCAGCCCTTAAAATCCTATCAAGTCCAACTGCTTTGTTTTGAAGCTCGGTGTATCTGGAACACCGAGCTTTTTTTTGTCTTTATTTTTAAGAAGTCTGTTATAAATCGTATGATGAACCTATATAATCTTAAAGAGGAACAAAACCACAACAACCTGACTTCTAGTTATAATGAAACTTAAAGATGCTACCACCAGAGGATGCTAAAAACTTTGAGGTTAACAGGCTAGAAGTACCGTCCTTACGAATAGGTGTTTCCCTTGGAACGGAAACAGCTCAGGTAAAACTGAGGCAAAGGACTGATAGGCAACGGATGGAAGATGTGGTTCACCTGGAATAAATCAGCTGATGAAGGTAAGATAAGAAGCTGAGGAATACAGGGATACTGAGGCATAACTAACTGAAGCTCAGTTCAAAAAAATTCTATAACCTATCCCTTGTTGTCTTAAAAATTAGAACTAAATACTAATTCTAAATTAGTTCTAATTAATTCTGTAAAAAGATTCTGAGGTAGATATATACTAGTAAGACAGCCTCTTAGATCTCAGCTTTTTGCCTTTTGTAACTGAGATCTAAGAGGCTGACTTTTGTCTAAGACTAACATCATCCTCAGATCTTGTCTTTAATGATCTGAATATCTGTCTTAATGTCACTGACAGTGTCTTCTACTTTGTCCAGACGACGGCTCATCACTTCAACTGCATCGATAAATACTTTGCGGTTGGCTCTACCTTCTTTGATAAATTCGTCCATTACTTTCTGTTGACTTGGAAGCATGTGCTTGATCATGAACCAGCCAAATCCTACTAGACAGAGAAGAGCTACTACAGTTGCTGCTGCTGGACCTGCTACAGCTGTCAATAACAGTTCAACTACTTCAGTGTCTTCCATTTCAGTCTCCTTCAATTTCTACTGTATGATTGACAAGAACTTCTCCATCTTTCAGAAATGAACCACTTATAAAGTCCCATACCCAGGAATGTTCAGACCCTTGTAGTGTAGTAAATGGTGCTGATGCAGATGGGTCGTATCTCAACATCCATTCAGGTGTTGACAGGTCTTGAATATCAAAAATAGTTAGTGTGTATGTCATCAGAAATCCTAAGGTGTATTCATAAATGCTAAGACACGATTGACAGCACTTAGTAAAGAATCATCAGGGAACCAAGTAAAACCAATAGTGGTGGCAGGAGAACCACTTTGAATGGTAGTTCTTGTCTTCATGTTCTGTGAAACGAAGACACCACGCATTAAATATGGTGAGAAGAAAGTGGCGTATGAACCACCTGATGCATCACTAGCCCAGGCAAAGGGCTGAAAGATTGCACCACCAGATGTTGCTGCATAGTGTCTTTCAGCGTTATCAGTTTCTAGTGGCCCTGTTCCTCCAGGACGTGTGCTACCACTGCTATAAACAAGTGACCTTGTTGCAACGCCAGTCCATCTCCAGAATCCTGCTCGACCTGTACCGTTAGTACCTGATATTAATGCTGAGGTAGCGGTACCTGTTACAGTTCCACTTGACATACCTCTTCTTGTCAAGAAGCAAGGAACACCACATTCAGAATTTGCACCGTTTCTCTCTTCACAAGTAGCACTAGGCACATAGACATGACCAAAGGCTGCAATGTTGTGTGTAGTTGCTGCCTGTCTGTCTATAATCCACATAACACCATCACCGGTGTAGAGCCAGAAAGCAGTCCAAGGTGATGGGAAAGCATGCCAAACTTGGTTTGTACCGTCCTTGTAGTTTGTACCAACATAAGCGTCGTTTGCTGTCTCAATGTTTGCAGGTGTAAATGTGACACCTGCTCTACCACCATCAGGTACAAAACGCATAAGAATAAAAGAAGAGCTGTTGAACGGTGATTGACCATCAACTGCTGTCTTGTTAGTTGAAGTATTAATCCGCTCTACAAACAGAATTCTGTATTCTGAATAGAGGTTCGAACCAACAGGAGCACATTCAAAGTATTTGTAACCGGCAGTGGTGGTGCCTGTTGCTGTGACAGACCATGTAGTTGATGATGTAACGGCTGCCTGAAGTGAATTGATTGCAGACAAACCACTTGTAGTTGGTGTTACAAGCTGTGCACTTGTCATCTGCCATGTTACTGGTGAATAAAATTGTGGCATCTTAAGGGTATCCTCCGCCTGTAGTTGTTATTGATTTTATGATTTCTTTCGTGTGTAATTTTGTGACTGAGATGATTGGGTCATCATATGATGGTGGAACGTAGATGCCACCACCAACCTCAACAACAGAAGCAAAGATAAAACGTCCATATAGAGGACTGCTAAGTGCTGCAATCTGTGCTTGTAGTACAGCCACTTGCGATTGTAGCGTAGCCACTTGCCCTTGCAGAATTAAGACTTGTGCCTGAAGAGAAGCGATTGTAGCTGCATCTGCCACAATCTGTGCCTGTGCTTGGGCCAGTGCTGCTTGAGCAGCTGCTAGTTGTGCTTGTAAAGAAGCAAGCTGCGCCTGAAGTACAGTTATCTGTTCAGTATCTTCTGCTACAACTTGTGCAACTGTCTCATCTACTATACCTGACATTGGCCGACCACCAACAGCTGACTGAATGGATCGCAAACCTGTTTTTGATTTCAGATTTGAACGGCCTTGAATAGTCATCAGCTCTCCTTAGCGATGATTGCATCCAAGATAGCTCTGACAATAGGACGACAAACTGTCACTGAAGGTGATGTTGAAGATGCAGGGTCATAAGCAGAGGTAATTTGTGCGACTTCTTCGTCACTTAAAACAACTTGAATAGCCCAACCTTCTTCATAAATTTCAGGTAATGTTTGAAACATTCCTTGAAAGCAAGAATCTATTTGCATAATAATCTCCTTAGCTCAGTTTCGCAATGTTGTATTTAATTCTTGTTACAAGTGCACCACCTGTGGTGGTAACAGTGCCGTTAGTCGACAACATAATCGCAAGAGCAAGCTGAGAAGATGCCGCACTTGCCCAGGTGTTACCATCACTTCGTGTGTTAACCTGAACGGTTGTTGCTGAACGAGCAATGCATGAACCACCAGCCTTACCACAACTACCGATTGCACTACCACCGCTAAACAGCGTTGTTCCTACGCCTGACACAGCCGAAGCTACAGTTGCAGCAGCTCCAAAGTTATCAGCAACAATGCCTACACCAGGTGTACCAACAGTTGAAGTAAGAAAGTAAACACCTGATGGACGCATGTTTCCGATAACAGTGCTTGACGCGCTTTCAACTACACAAACTGCAACAAGATACTGACGTGATGCACCTACAGAGAAGTTATCGAAACGAACATCAAGACTGAAGGCATCACCTACAAGAACAGGACTTCCATCTGAATATGTGAGAGGTGCTCTCCATTTAGGGGACGTGAAGTTTGCACCTGAGATTAGTGAATATGTTTCGTTTGCTACACCAATTGTGTTTGTGTTGAAAGTATGCGTATCAGTGGCGGTGTCGTAACTGTAACTTGCAAGTGCTACGGCAGCTGTGTCAGAAAAGGTGTAGCCACCACCGTTAAGGTCACCAAGAGAACGTGTCGCCTGCAGCCCTCCACCACTTACAATGGTAGGCGCTCCGCTTGAATTGTTTGATGACGTATTGCTATTTCCAATGCCTGCAAAAACGTTGTTAGATGATTGAGACATTGATTATTCCTGTGTGAGAAGTTCGATGCGTCTTACTTGTGCAGTTCCTTGGTCAAGCTTCCAGAAAAGATAGAGGTTATCAACAACTGTACCTGTTACAGCATTGTGACTGTAAGCAAAGTCAATTGCTACAGTTACTGCACCTTCGGTTGCTGTAGTAACACCAAGAGATATTGTTGCTGAAACGTCACCAACCATAGTGTCATTACCTGTGGCGTCGCGTGTTAGGCGCATTGTAAGTGTTGGCGTTGCACTAAGACCTGCAAGCGTGTCAAGCTTTACGTACAGTGTTCTGAGCATAAAACGATTACCAGCGCTTCCACCAGTTAGTCCAGTTACGCTATGTGACCGTGCGGCTGCATAAGCATTTGTTGCTGCAATATTGACAGCATGAGCACTGTTATAAAAATACGATCCGACTTTTGCCATGTTTTTCTCCTTTCTCCGTCTTCAACCGGGAGATGTTCTAAATATAACCTGAAATATGAGCTTAGTTTTCTACATTCGTTCCTTGCAGATCTTTAAGTTTGCGTAGTTCTGTTTGGATTTGTTTGTCGTACACTTGAATTTGTGTTGGAGGTTTGACAGCACGTTGTCTTAAGATCATGTATAGTGCTCCGTTAACGAAGCCTTTAAGACTTGGATCTGCCTGTACACCTTCAAATGCTGTATTCTCAGGGTAGTATCTTGCAAGGTAAGCGCCCTCAGGTGCCATACCAGCAGCAACCATCATGTTTGTGTAGTCGTTCAGTGTGCGGTTATGACCAGCTGCTGTCAAACCAAACATGAATGTGATGTACTTCTTCTTGCCTGCCTCAGTCTTAAACCTGTATTGCCTGCCTTCGAAAGTAGGTTCTCCTCTACGCATTTTCTCGATTGGCATTTCTTCGATTTCAAAGTTTGATTGCATTGAAGGCCAAAGACCAGTTGATTGTGCAAATGCTATTTGACGAGGTGAAACCATGTTACCTTTGTAGGCATCAACAATCTCAAGAATGAATCCCGTATAAGGTGTGTAAGCAGTTTCATTCATTAGACTTTCGAGAGATCCACCTAATGATTCGCCTCCTGATAGGAAGTAAGAGAAGTTTTCTGCAATATTGGCCATCCAGAATATCTGTCCCATAACAGGATCTCTGAGGTAAGTGTATGTTGCAGGTTTCTCACCGATAGTTTGCTGTTGCTCAACGAACAGAGATTCCAATTCAGCTTGACCAGGTGCATAAACACCTGAATACTTTGCCATGTCTCTGTGATATCTTGCCAATCTTAGAATGTTCTCTGTACTTTCACCTCTTGTTAAGCCCTTAAGAATTGCAGTTGACATTGAGGCTGAGAAGCTGAGGAACATGAAAGGTGCCTTTAGCGACTTCAGCTGGTCAGGTAAAATTCTGTCAAGCAATCCGTAGTCAAGCAAAGTTTCACGTGCAATGGTTGCTGCCTCTTCAGCAGTAGCACCACGCCTCAGGGCTTCTTTAAACAGTGCTTGTCTAAACGCCATGTCAGTGTTTTGTGCAACAGTCATTGGAATCGAAGCAGTTCCTGAAGGTGCAAAGTCTTTAAATCTTCTTGCAGTAGCAGTCATAAGTTTGTTATCAGCACCTACCAATTGTGAAAGCTGCTTTAACTGTGCTATTGACTGAGGACGAAGTACAGTTTCAGCTTGACCTGCACCAACACGTGCCTGTGTGAAAAGTCTCCACAGTTCTGCGTTAGTTATTTGCTCACCACTTGGTGTAACAATAGCAACCTTGTTTGGAAAGCTGAGAGCAGGCTGATAAAGGTCAGAAGTATAACCACCAAATCTACCGAATTCACCGCCAACCAAACCAGTTGCTGTTTTCCCTGCCATCTTAGGAACGTTCTTGATAACAGCATCAACGTATTTAGGATTTGTAACAGCAGCAATTAGCGGTGTAGTAAAGACGTTCTCTGAAAGATATGTGACGTTAGGAATAACCTTACCAGCAAGCATACCTTCAGCAATGTTCTTATGAACATAACCTGCGAATGCACCAATATCTCCCCAGATTCTTGACATAAGACCAGGTGACTGACGCTCGATTGTGCCAATCGTTTCAATAAGTCTTCCACTTCTTATTGGATCTCTACCAATTGTCTTTAGAGATTCTTTGATTACTTGAATATCTTTAGACATCTGAACAGGCAAGTAAGCCAAAACACCAGGCTCTATTTCTTGAAGCTGTAGGTTTAGTCTTCTTAGAATCTCTGAGCCTGATGCAGATTCAAAGCCGTGTGTACCTCTTAGAATATCAATGTAGTAATCATTGACCGTGCTAACAAGCGCATCACCATTAGTTCTGATAATATCATCAGATATGCCTGCTTCTTTCATTGCTCCTAAGATGTCATCACTACTAGAATATCCATTCAGTCTTGCTACCAGTCCTGAATCAATTGCTTTGATAATGTCTCTCTTAGGAAAGTCTTTGTTTGCAACATCAAATTTTGCAAGTGCACTGTTGTCGTAGATAGCATTTCTGTTTTTGCTAATGATATCAGCCAGCACTTTTTCTTGTGTCTTGTTAGTTGCAAGACTGAGGATAGTGTCAGGCAAAGAATCTGTGCGAACAGTTCTAGCACCATATGTTCCTTGTGCAACAACTTCTTGGTCTTTAATTTCAGGAAACCTTCTAACAATGTCATCTCTAATCTCTCTTGCACGTGAAAGGAAGAGAGAAGCATTTGTATTAGGATCAATGAATGACACCTTTGCGTATTCATTCACCATCTTATCGATTGCTTTTCCTTGTGGTGTTTTTGTAGTGTAGTTAAACTGTGCTCTCATTACGTCTTTAAGTGCAGCGGTTGCCTGACCATTAGTCATAGGTGTAACAACCTCAGATACAGTTGCAACACCTTGTGGCTGGTTAATCGCTTTGTTTAGAACTTGACCGTAGATCTCGTCAGCTTTGAATCCTTTTTTGCCAAGTGCAGATATTGTCTGAGAGAATTGTGCAGGGAAAGATTCCAACGCACCAGCATAACCTGAAATCATGTCAGCTACGTAGCGCTTAACAGGTGCTCTTGCAAAAGATGTCTTAGCAATTTTGTCAATAAGTTTTTGTCCTTCTTGACCAATCTGCTTTCCATACTGAAGAATAGAAGAACGAAGAACTTCAGGCTCAGTAGCAGATGTATAAGCTCTACCAGTTCCTTCAGCTTTGAATGCACCAAGTTTAAATTCTCTTGTTAGTGTTCCAATTCTGCTTTCAGATACTAGCGTATGCAAAGCCTTGTATTGTTCTGGAGACATTGTGTCACCGACTGACAAGCCTTTGAAAAGTTTTTCGTAGTATCTAAGTCTTTCATTTGGAGAATAAACAAGAGATTGTTTTAGAAGGTTCTTAACATTGATTGACTGATTAAGTTTAAATGTTGCTTCTTGACCAACCTCTGCAACATCAACATAGTTCTTCATGTTAGAAGCGATATCATCAGCAACAAACTGAACTACATTCTTACCTTTAACAGGTGAAGGTGACTTAGCAAGTTTGGTTGACACAACAATGCTGGGTGTCAAGAATGTCCATTCACCCAAGATAGTGTTTGACAAACTTTCTTGCAAAGAAGTTTTAAGAGCTCTTCTTGGTGCATCAAGAATGTTAAGTGTTTGTGCCTGATTAATTGATGATGCACCTCGTGGAATTCCTAGACCTTCTTTGATTGTTGTGTCGATTATTCTGTTTGCATCTCTTACAATCGCGTTGTTAGACTTAGCAACTTCTTTTAGAACTGCATTGGCAAGAACCTTTGGCTGAACTTGACCTGACTTCATTGCAGTCATAATCTCAGGAGACAGGTCATCAAGCTTAGTCACAATCTCTTTGTATAGAGGATTTGTAAGTAAGTCATCAGGTCCTTTAGCAAGGATTCCAAGTACCGTGTATCTATCGCCAGCATGTGATGCTTCAATAGAAGAGACCCTGTTGCTATCAATTAATGCATCAGTAAGTTTTGTTGACCTTCTTATTTCATCTGCTGTAGTTACACCTGCTTTCTTAGCAGCATCAGCAAGAGGACGCCACAATGTATTGTCAGTAACAACTGTATTGTAAAGACCGATTGGAATCTGAAGAGGTGTCTCAAGAGCTTCACCTACTTTTGCAACATCACTGAACATCTCAGCAACAGAGCCAGGAACAATCTCTGAAAGTTTAAGTGCTTTGGCACCAGCACGTCCGGCACGAGCGCCTATTCCTGCAACTTTACCAGGCACTGAAAAGATGTTGATAGGTAGAGCAACTTCAGACAGAATACCAACAGCTCTATATTTAGATTCATCTTCAGGTCTAACAGCAGATTGTGCAGCTAAGTCATCACCAAGTGAACGAGCAGTTGCAATCTCAACAGCAATCTCTCTCATTTGGTCTTCGAAAGGATTGTCTGAAGGTTTAGCGATGTATGACTTGCCCCATGCTTCTTCTTCTTTACGACCTGTTCTTTCACGAGGAATAAGACCGAAGTCATCAGGATTAATTTTGGTGTCTGTGCCAGGTACAGCATCATACATTGCTGCATCGAGCAAAGGATTAAATACAAAGCGAGAGATACCAGCAAGGTCTCTGACAATTGTTAGTGGTAGTGATTCAACTACAGCTTCTGTTTTAGGTGTTAGTCCTAGTTTGTTCTTTAGATCTTTATAAACCTGAGGATCGTATTTATCTGATGCTAAGAATGATAGAGCCGCACCGGCACCTTGCTTAATTTTCTCATCAATCTGAGCACGACCACTTGATGCCAAACCTGCAATTCCAAATGCAGCTTCATCTTCGTCACGCCCAATCTCATAAGCGTATTCATCAGGCAGTGATGTCTTAAGAAAGTCAAGATACCTTTCTCTTGCTAAAGCATCGTAGTCTGAAGGTGTAGATGTGAAGCCGATTTCACGAACAGCATCTTGATAATAACTAACTTGTACTTCTTTGAGGATTTGTTTCTTGGCTTCTTCTTGACTAATACCTTTAGTGGATGCCAGTTCAACAGCATTTCTGTCTAGTTCAATTCTGTTCTGCTCAGACTGTTTACGTGCTTTTGTCTCTTCAGGTGATTCCATTTCCTGAGGTAGCAATGCACGACCAATTGCTTCAAATGCTCCCATCTGCTCTACTTGACTTGGATCTTTAGCAATTGTCTGAGGTGTTGCAACAGGAGCAGAAGGAGCAAATTCTGCAGTTCTTGGCATACGAGCAGGTGCAACAACTTGCATTGCACGCTTCTCAGCATAGTCTGCTTTGGCCACTTCTTCTTCAAGTCGCTTGTTAAACTGAGGATCGAGAACACCAAGACCTTCAGTCTGCAATTCGCCAGTAATCTGCAAAATAACGTCTTGCTTTGTTGGAATGCCTTGCTTAACAAACTGTGCTGTCTGTGCTTCAAGTGCTTTAAATTCTTCAGCAGCAATGTCAGCTTCAGTAGGCTTTGGCGCAAATTCACCTACACCTAAACGAGCAGTAAGCTCAGTTGGCGTTGGTGGTTTAAATGTAGGTTCTTCTACAACAGGCTGAACAACAGCCTTAACAGCAGGTTCAGCAGGCGGTTCAAGAGATAGACCGGTCAGGTCAAGTTGTTCAGGTATTGCTGATACTTGTGGCTGAGCACTAACAGAAATGCCCATATCTTTGACGTAGTTATCAAAGAATTTATCAGCCTCAGCTTCGCCTAGCGTTGCTTTAATCTGCTCATAAGTTGGTTGTTTACGAGCAGGCAGAATTGAAATATCACGAGCCATGGATTCTCCTGTTTAAATCTTAACGATTAGATATCAGACTTAAATAGGTCTTCGATTGTCAACTGTTGAAGGCGCTTTAAGGCTGTGTCTGTAGAAGGTTTAGTTGCTACAGGAGCTTTTGAACTTACACGTCTTGGAGGAACATCAAATCCTGATGGGAATTCTTCCTGTCCTTGTGCAAGCTTCAGACGCTCAGCTTCAAGCATTTCATTAAGCGGTTTAGAATATACTGGGAATAGTGCTCGACGCAGGTCTGCACGTTCTGCTGCAAAGATTGCAGGATCGTACTGAGGTTTGTTGTATTCAGTGCGTAGCGTATCCATTCCAGCCATTAGGTCGTCATACTTTTGCTCTTGCTCAGGTGTGAAGTTTGCAATGCCAATTTTGTCAAGTGCATCTTTCTGCTTAACAAGATCAACCATTCTGTCAGTGATTGCTTGACGTACACCAATATCTCTTTCAACTTCTGCAAGACGCTCTTCTCTACCGCCGCCTTTCAAACGACCAGGACCTGGCAGCTTGTCTGCATCACCAAGTCTCTGAGGCTCAACAAGTGCAGGAACAGGCTCAGGAAGAATTTCTGATGGACCGGTCCTTTCATCAGAGCCTTCCATCTGAATCTTATGGAAAGCAATAAGGAATTCGTCGCGCTTCTTCTTGTCGCCATCAGAAAATTTAACAGCCATGTCAATTGCTGCCTGACGACGCTCAGCCTTTGAAACATCAAGAGGCACGTAGTTGTTGATGAACAGTTGAGCAGCTGTTACAGCACTTGGATTAAGTTTGATTTTGCCTTGTTTTGCAGCCTGAATCGCATCATAGTGAAGAAGCTTTTCCTTGTCAGTTCCAAGTATATCACGAGCAAATTGCTCTTTCATAAATCCAGGTGATTCAAAGCCATACTTCTCAGCAGCTCTTTTTCTAACATCAGCTTCTGCAGGCTGAAATGGTACAGGTGGTTTTGACAGTTCTTCTCTGATTTTATCCAGTTGTGCTTTTTCAGGTGCAAGAGCCGCATCTATTTCTGCTTGTTTAGCAGCAATTGCTTCAGGACTACCTTCTTTCTTTAGCGCTTCAAGTTCTGCTAGCAATTGTCTAAGAGCCGAAACACCATAAGCGCCGCCTTCTTGGGCAAGTAGCGCATCTTCTTCTTTCTTTATCAAAATATCCTGAGGTGTGTCAAGCAGTGCATCACCACTAACACCACCGATATTAACTGCATCAAGTCCAAACTGTGCAGTGATGCTTTGCTCAAGCGCGTCTTTATCAGCAGTAGTTAGTCGGTCCCAAGTCTTGTCAGTCTTTAGCTGTTTCCAAAGTTGCTGAGCTGCTGATGCAGCGCTTCTGGTTCCACCTTTTATAGACGCAGCCACATCAGTAACTTGACCTTCAATCAACGCTTTTACGCCAGCAGGATCGACAATCAAACCGCCTGAAGTTGCAAGTGTGTTTGCAGATTCAGCCAGCTTAGTTTTTGCAGCCTGAGGAACTTCTAGCTGACCTTGAAGCCCTTCTCTTATTTTAAGACGAGAATCTCTTCCCTCGTTTTGTGATGATATTATCGCTTGATTAAGTGCTCTTCCTTCTTTTATAAGCTCTAGTTTGTTAATTCCTTCTTCTTCACCTTTTCTTGCTTTGTTGATAGCATCTTGCAAAACCTTTTCTCTTTCACGCAATGCTTCTCTGTATTCAGCATCCATCTTTTTTTGAAGAATAAGTTCCTGATATGCTTCATCTCTAAACTTAGCATAGCGTTCTTCATGTGACTGAAGGTAAGTAGTAAAGTATTGTAGTCCGTTTGAAGCCATTATCAATCTCCTAAGAAGTCGTCTTCGTATGCACTTTGAACTGCACCTTTTCCACGCCCGGAAGGAACGGTACCAGTAAGCTCTTTAAATCTGCGTAGTTCTAGTCCTGCACCAAATGCCTGAGCGCCAACATCAGCAACACCTCCAATAATAGCAGCAGCTCTCTTAGCTTTTGCTTCGTCTTGTGCTGATGACAACTTTCTCATTTCAGCTTCTTGCTGCAATTGTAGTTCAACATCAGCCTGCGTTAATTTAGCCTGAGCCTCAGCAAGACGGCGTTGCTCTGCTTCCTGTGCATTTAGCATTGCCTGAAAGTTTTGACCTGCACCACCGCCAGTTGTAGCAGTAAGTGCTCTTTGATCAAGCATTTGCTGAGATGCAAGTGCCTGTGCTGGTGCAAGAAGCTGACGTCTTAGGACATCTTCTTGTGCAGATGTGAAGCCAAGTGTGCCCATAGCAGCACGTCTTTCAAGCTCTGCTAGCCTCTCTTTCTCAGACTTTCTAAAGCCTGCACCGGCTTCAACAATGCTAGGAATAGTTGATAAGGCTGATGCTGCAGTTCCAATTATTGCTGATGTTGGTATAATTGCCATGTTTCCTCTCCTCTAATTATGTTAGTCGTAGTGAGCTTCGATTGTGAAACTAAGAGCCTTCAGAAAGAAAGCCTGTGAGCCACAATGTCCAACTAAATAGATTGTGTGCTCTCCAGCTGCAAGGTTACTGACAACAAAATGTCCGCCATATGAACGACGCTTTTCCCAACCAGGAATAGCTCCACCAACGAAGCTAGCTCCCCAGTCGTTCTCTTCTTCAAATACGAATTTTGTTGATGAATAGAAGTTATCATCAACTGCGATGAATATCTGAGCTGCAGAAGTGCTGAATGGAGCCTGTGTTTCTGATTCATATCCTTTAACAGCCATGTCAAAACGGATGACAACATCTCCTGTTTGCTTCATGTAGAATGTTGTGCCTGTTTTTGGAATTGACTTAGGTGACACAGTCAAGTTTCCAAAGTATTTTGTAAGAGCACCAACAAGCATTGATGGAAGTTCTTGTGCACCAATCTCATGACCACTTGTCATGTCGTAGTCAATGTTTGTAGACAAGTATTCGCCATTCATAATATGCTGCATATCAATGGCTGCAGTAGCACTGATATCAGCAGCGATTATTCCACCATTGATCTGCCTTTTAATAGCGTCATTGTTTGCTTCAACTTGAGCAGCACTAATTGTTGTGCCGTTAGTAAATACGTTTGGAATAGCTAGTGTCATCTTAACCTCATGCCATTGTGTTTCTGTAGACGATTACTTGTAAGTATGCTCTTTCAAATCCAAAGGTACCGCTAACACCGTATCGAGGCACGCTTGGATCACAGTCTTGGTCTTCAAGAAACAGAGCAGGACCAGCAGGTGTAGCACCGTCTGATGTCATTCTCCATGCTCCACTAAAGAAGAGCTGACTTCCAAAGAGCGTGTAGTTTCCGTTAGATCTGAGCATGTATTCACCTTGACAAGCAAGTTCGTTGAAAAGATATGTGCTAATTGCGTATGAAGCAGGAGCATTGCCAGCTGTCATAATAAATTCAGGAATCATTGTTGCATGGTCAAATCGTCCTCCAAAACAAGGTACTGCACCACCAATGCCAGGTAGTACAGCAGGAGGATCAACAAGAGCAACACCGCTGATAACAGAAAGTGGAGCAAAGTTTGCATCAATGAGGGCGTTACTTGTGATATTTACTTTAGGATAAACAAGAGCACACCATTCACCTACACCACTTCCGTTTGCTCCGCCAAGAGGACGAGCACCTGTAAAGATTAGTTGTGAAGAATGGTCGGCTGCATTTGAACCATTGGCTGTTGTAATGTTGAAGTGATTAATCCACCAACGAAAGCGAACTACGTCACCAGGACCGAGGGCAAGACCGGTTGCACCAAATGAAATCTTTGTTCCTTGACCAGCAGCTGTATTTGTAGCTCCAGTTGCATCATGGTTAATCGGCCATTCAGGTGTGTTGATCACTTTACCACCAAATGGTGAAGCCTCAGTATAAAATGGATAATGTGCACCGGCTGCTGGCACGGCAGGGAATGTGAGATTATATCCATTCTCTTGCTTCAGTGCTGATATAACCATGCTTTTGCCACCAACATTTCTCGTATCAACACCTTCAACGCGGATATTTTCTTTGTTGATAAGGTTGGCACCAGTCTGTACCGCAGTGTAATTTGTGTTTACTGCAGGTGCTGAGGTGAGGGGATTGTTTGGATAAAAGTCGGTTGTTCTGACTTCGGACATTATCTTCTCCTATTGAATGCGTGAACTTGACCACCAACGAATGACAGGATAACCTGTGTGTCAGCATCATCTTTTTGTGGTCTAAGCTCTACGCCTAGTTCAATTAGACCATCACCTGCAGGAACTGGGAATGTAGCTGTGTGTGTTCTTGTCAGCCACATCTGATATTCCCAGTCTCCTGTATAGACAACTACGCCATTATACCTAATGAATATCCTAAAGTTCTTTCTTGCTACTGTTGAAGCTGCTCCTGAAGCATAAAAGTATGTCCAGTATTTTGGAATAAACGATGACTGGGTGTATGTGATTGTCATCATTCCTTCTTCTACATCTACAACCTGCAGGGACTTCCAGTAAGAAATACCACCGCCACCGTTTACCTTGTCTGAATCATAACGAAAGCCAATGATGAAGTTGTTCTTTGGATTGTTTGCACCTGCAGCAAAGATTGCGTCACCATCAAGAAATGCTTTGTCAGGAACGTTGTTACCAAAGATATAGTGTCGACCGCTATTGTAGACAGCAGCCTGTGACCTGTCATTAAGCTGAACGCCACCAACAGGCAAGTTCTCGCGGTCGATACCACCATTCAGTGTGTCAACATAAGTGTCCAATGCCACATCGAATTCACGTGACTGAACAATGTTCTTGTCTTCTATTGTTCTAGCTGAGAATGTATAAGCCATTATGCCCTCTTTGCGCCGATAGTTTCTTGAGGTGAAGTGTTAAGTTCAACAGCATAACCTGTGAAAACAACAGGTGCCTTTGTCTCAAATTCGAATGCAAAGTCAGAGCAACCAAGTTGTCCGACGTCGATTCTGATTTGTGTCATAAACTTGTCTTGCCATCTGTCTGTGCCCCAGATCGCCTTGCCGTAAACAGGCTGATCAGGATGGTCAGCTCTTTGAATAATTGTTGATGGAGATGTGATTGAACCAATAGGTGTCCAATCTCTGTCACGATACCAACTGACTTCAATCGGCTCGTTACCTGTTGTCCACAGATAGAGGTAAATGTACTTGACGTGCTTCTTAATTGCTGGATAACCAAAGTCGTGCCAACGACTTCTGAATGTAGATTTAAGTGTCCCGACTTGGACTGGCGGATCATTAATAACTGCACCTGCAACATAGCCACCATTTCTTAGACCGCTAAGTACAAAAAGTCCGTTACCAATCTGTGTGCCAGGTGTGCCACTTGCTGGAACACCGATATCAGAGCCAATGATGGCGTTGTTAGAGCCGTCGATTGTAATTGCTGATACGTTAAATCCTTGACGTGTGCTCCAAGTTCCTCTTTCGTGATAGACAATACCAAGAGAAAGACGAGGATCACCACCTACAGAGATGTAGCACTGCCATTCTTTCCATTCAGGATGCCAAGCAGCTACACAACGAGGAAGCTGTGCTCTGTTCATTCTTTCGAATATCTCGTCGATTGGACCGCTCACCTTGTTGATGTCAAGCTTTAGTGCCTGAAAGTTACCACTGATTAAGTAGACACCATCATCACCAAGGAAGATGACACCTACGTTTGGAATAACGGTGATTGTACTGGGAGAGCGTGTTCCAACTGAATCGATGAATGGCGTAATCTGAAAGCCGTTAACAGGATCGCCAGTCACAATGTCAATTGCTCTTTCACGAAATACGAGAAGAACATCGTAGTAAGCATAGAGACCTGTGACGCTTCCACCTTGACGTGTACCTACATCAAAATAATCAAAGGCACCAAATGTGTCTGGTTGTAGAGGCTTACTGAAGAATACGCGTGTAGGATTAGATCTTCCTCCGTCAAGGAAGAGGCATCCTTTGAAAGTGGCACAGACCTGAGCTGTAGGAGCAGGGAATGGAATTGATTCAGTTTCATCAGGAGCAGTAGCACCCAGCTCATCATCACCAATGTAGTCAACATATTTCGTCTCTTTGTTTCCAGTCAGAATATTGCAGAAGAAGTAGTCGTTTCCGTTTCTACGTGTGCGATAAATCTTTCTGTATGATGTACCTGGAGGACCAACAAATATGTCATCAAGAAGAACAGCAGTTCTGCTCTCAACGTTGCCTGAAGGCTTTGTGATGGTGACTGTTTCCCAGCGAATTGGTCCGGTGAATGTTGATAGTGGACTTTCACTACCAGCCTCATTTACTGCTGAAACTTTGTAAGTGTAAGTATTGAAGTCACCAGTAGTTAGTGAGCCAAGGCAAGGGAATTCCTGGTCCTGTGCAGCACCACCACCAAGTTGACCAACCTGTGGCTGCGCGTAATCAGCAGGCGACTGAATGAAGTACTGGTTACCGATGAGAGGAAAGGTATCCTCAGGTGAGAATGCAATTGGATTTGCTGTCTTAAATGACCAGCCAAGTGGCATGACCTGGCCACCGCGGAACTTAAATGGAGCAAATCTGCCGCCACCGACACAGATTACGTAAGGCCCAAATTCACAGAACTGAGCAGGAGGTTGGTTTAGGACAGGAGGTTTAACGTTTGTTAGAAGTGTTTCATATCCTTCAGTACTACCGTTGACGTAGCGAATTGTACCACCTTGCTCGAAGATGATGAATTGCTGAGCACCTTGGTGACGTGTGTAGCTGTAGAGAGAATCGACCCTGCCAGTTGGAGCTGCAGGAAAAAGAGACTGGTTACTGAAGAATTTCTCTATACCAAAGTGATTGTGATACGCTTTTGTTTGGTCATCGTATTTGAAATTCTCAAGCCTGTTGCAGCTATCATCAGGACTGGGATATCCGAGATATGTGCCCCCAAGGATAGGTGTCTGAACTTTACGGTCTGTTTTCATTTAATCCTCTAAGGCTTGTAGTTTAGTTTACGGAATGCCTCTCCATAAATAGGTCCTACGTTGTATGCTGCCTTAATGTAAGGACCTGCTCGTGTGGTTAAATGGCGCTTTCGGATTCCGTCTAGTTCTAGTTGTGCTTTCTTCTGGTAGAAGAGCGCTTGTTGTTCTTCTTTATGCTTTTGGAAAAGTTCTACACAAGCTGCATAAACAAGGTAGCGATGTATATCTGTAGGACACTGAGGCATGTCTACATCATTTGCTAAACTGTAGAAGCGTTTGTTATATCTGAGCCTGACAGGATAGCCTACGAATGCATTTGTTGCGCTTCGTGTACCAGTAGCAGCGATTGCTTCCCGCTCACCGGCAGGATGTGGATTTAACCGTATTTGCCAAACAGAGCCTGAATTGTCGGGTGCTCTTGGCAATGACTTTAAGTATGCAATACCTGGCCTTAGGCCAGTTGTAGCGTTTGGATAGTTTAATGAAGTGTTATCATCATCAATTATGACGTAAGGAATGTTTTGTGTGCCAAGCAGACCTGTGTTTACATCGGCATTATCATCTGGAAGAATTGTTGCGCTTAGATCTCTAAAGTGTTCGTCACTGTAGAAAACACCACCACCAAGATTGATGTTTTTCAGTCGTACATAGATTTTCTTTCTGATGCCGAACTGAAGACCAAGTGTTGTATCACGTGTAACGAAGCGCAAGTTGTTTGCAGCACCAACGTTTACGAATTCAATAGCTTCAGAGAGCGGACCTTCTTGTCCTCTAAAGACATAACAGAATTTAAATTCGTAAGTTCCTTCAGGCCATGGTGTACCAGCACCAGTTGCGATAGATGAAACTACAAGGTCACCTGGAAATGGAGCAAAGTCTGCGACAGTTGTTACTTTTTCTGGAAACTGAGAATATGCAATCCATTCAGTTGGCTGCCCATTAACGTCAAGTCGAAGGTTAAGCTCTTCATCTTGTCTTTTTGTAAGCTGATAGAAATGTCTAAATCCATCAGTACCACTTTCTGCCTGGTTTCTTACGCCGATTGAAATTGGTTCATTACAGTCAGCAGGAAGAGGAAGGTAACGCTGAAGAGCTACTGCTCTTGCCTGACCAGCAGCATGAAAACCTGCAATTTTGTTTGCAGCTTTTGCAAGCTTAGAGACATAAGTAAGGTTATTTCCGTTGTCAAAGTCACACTTGTCAATGATGTATTCGCCGTTGTCTCTTTTATCTGGCGCATCATGAATGGTGAGGATACTTCCTTCATGTCTGTAAGTAAGAAAGTTTGCAGTGTTTGCGATAAATTTAACTGGAATGGCGGTTGAAGTTGTTAGTGCAATTGTCCCAAGATCGACGTCTGGAACTGTATACTGATCAACTTCTGCTTGTGACCACTGCCAAGGATGCATTCCGAAAAGGTCGTCATAAACTTCATTTACGATTCGATTAACCTCAGACTTATAAGAATCTACCTGCGGATCGTAATCAACAATTGATCCAATCATATTTCTAATTTCTTTAAGGTTCATCTTGTCTCCATGAAGTTTATGAACAATCTATAACACAGGCTGCCTGGGAGAAATACTTCCAGGCAGCCTTATCTTAACTGTCTTTTTGATCAGAAGCCGCGTTTGAGCATAAACACTTCGGCCTTGTTACCGACCTCAGCGCTAAGAGCAACAGCCACGGGACCAGCAATGGCACCGGCCTGCTTCTCTGCAGCGGAAAGACGGATAGCAACAACACGATAAACTTTGTTGGTTGTGACCGTGAAGATAGCGTTGGTCGAGGTGTGAGCGCCGGTAGTGACGGTGTAGGCACCAATGGTAGCTACGTTGAGGTCGTCAGGAATGGCGAACACAAGGTCAGGAACAACACCGAGACCGTGAGCAGTGTTCTGTGCTGCACCAGTGCCTGTTACAGGAGCGCTGATGAAAACACCAGAAGTGGAGGTAGCAGCATTTGCAAGTGCGGCAAAGCGACCTGCAGTTGCACCAACCACTAGAGCCTGACCTGCAGCAACGCCGGTCTCAACATCGGCCGAGGCAACATAACCTGTGACAACAACGTTGACCTTGCTGCCTGCGGTTAGAGAGCCATCGGAATCTGCTGAACCAATGCAAACGCCCATTACGAGAGCGCCGCTGTTAGCAGGAGCCTCGATAACGGTAACAGCTTTTGTAGCACCAGTTTTGCTGACGTCAAGAGCAACGGCATCGCCAACTGCGACGGTGCCACCTGCAAAGAAGGTTTCAACCTGTCTGCGGTTAGAGGGTGAAGCACCAAGCGAAGCGCCTGTAACAGCGTCGGTTGTTTCGAGATACTGAATAAGTGTAGAAGTAGCCATTTTATTTTCTCCTTTTAGGTTAGTTTAAGAATCAAGTTTCAGCGTTAGCAAGAACTGCCTGGCTAGCAAGGTGGTCGAGGTAGAGCTGAGCTCTAACGTAGACGTTTGCTGAACGAGCGGCATATCCACTTACGTGCTCGAAATCGCTCATGGTGAAATCAGCATCGCTATCCATTGCAAGCTTGATGTGCTTGGTGTCAAGTAGATAAGCTGAAACAGTTTGACCACCACTACCAGCAACTGGTAGGTTAGGATCAACGAACATCATAGCACCGTGGAATGCTAGAGCAAGCTTACCACCGTCGAGGGTCTTCTCGTCGATGAAACGCTCTTTATCGAACAGAAGTTGCTTGTATGCACGATACATGATTGGTGAGCAGAGGATGAGGTTAGGAGCCCCACCGTCAGGGTTTCTGAGCTGTGACTGAATGTAGAGGTCAGTTAGCTGACCAATACCGTCGGTGCTGAAAGCGAGACCGCCTGCAGTAGCACTGAGGAATTGGTTCTGGTAGTCAGCGGGGAAGGCTGCCTTTGAGATACCACCAACGCTGTTGGTCTGTGTACCGAAAGCTGCACATTCGAAGAATCCACCAGCAACTGCACCGTTTAGTGTGTTGAGGTCAGAAAGAATGGTTGAGGTACCAGCAACTGACTGCTTCTCAAATTCACGCTTGAGGAGGCCCATGACTGATTTCATACGAGCTTCGGCAATCGAAACGATTGCGCGTTCGCCACGGTTAGAAAGTTCTTCTTTCTTGTTAATTACGATTGGAGCAACGAAGTCACACCAGTTGTAAGAAGCATTGCGAAGAGCATCCTGAACAGCGAGGTTAACGGGCTCGTAGCCGGTTGAAAGCTGTGTGATGGTGCTGTGCTCAGCGAGGATTAGAGGAACGTCGACGCGCTGACCGCCGTCGAAGTATTCAACACCGCCCTGTTTCTTCATTTGGTCGAGAAGAGGAACGGCCTTAAACAAGTTGTCTGTTTCCTGATCGAGCAGGATACGTAGGGTAGAACTGAGAATATCATTTGAAATTGCCATCTTATTGTCTCCTATATAGATGATGGATGTGTATTAACTAATTTTTTTGCTTGTCCTGAACAACCAGGGGCGTTTGATTTGTTTCAACAGTTATCCTCTAACAGGGCTGTTAAAATAGATATAAACTACAAAATGAGCAAACTACTTCGCTTGCTTTTGCTTGCTGAACCACTGGTAAAGCTCATGACCTTTTAGACCAGGAGGCGGTTTCAAAGTACCAGTGTTTCTACCATTAGAAGTCTTCAGCCCGTACTGACGTGCTGATTCACGAAGTGCGGAAAGTTCTGATGCTTGTGCAGCCTGTTCTCGAATAATCACATCTGCTTTGACTAGCTTATATGCAGTAGGCAAATCAAGTGCAGGATTTTCATCAAGAAGTTTTTTAACACCAGTTTTTATTTCAGGCTGAAGCAAGTCAGGATTTTCTGACTTAAATCTTTCGTACTTCATGCGCATTTGGTCAAGTTGATACTGCTCTTCTAGAGGCTGTACCATCTCTCTCATTCGTTTTGCAACTTCTTCCTGAATTTTATTCTCGAAAGATTTTGGATCGTAAGGATCTAGCTCTGTTTGTCTATCAGCTACTTCATTAAGTTTTTGTGTGAATCCACTTTTTGATAGTGCTTCCATCTGTGACTGAAGAGATTTTTTTTGTTCAGCTAGTTCCTGTGTCTTCTTAGTGAAAGATGACCGCATATTGGCAAGCAACTTTTGTGCATCCTCAGGTAGTTCCTGAAGAACACGGTTGTAGTCAATACCTTTATGCTCACCTTCAGGCAAAGTTGCAGTTGTAAGGTTTTCGATGCTGATATCATCAGGCATCTTTGGCGGCGCACCAGCTTTTGCTTGGTTCATTGCCTTACCAATTCTATCATTAAACTTGTAGGATGCAGGGGTTTCACTTGCAGCTGCATCAGTCTCTTGAGCAGCTGAAGTAGTGGCAGTGCCAGTTTCAGCGTTCTGATCAAACATTTATCTTCTCCTGTTATTTGTTACCAATCTGTAACGTAATGAATGTAATAATTTCGGCAAGATCGCCGAGCAAGTCTTCAGCTTCTGTCTTATCAATCCCACCACGGGATGCTTTAACAAGCTTTCCAATTAGCAATCCGATTTGTGACCAAGGAAGTTTGATAGTCTCTGGTCTCATGACATTCTCTTCATCATGTCATCGTCAGACATTTCTTCTTCCTCTTCCTCTCCCTCCATCATATCCTCAGTCATCTCAGTAGCTTTGGTTTCAGGAGCAGGTTCTTTTAGAAACTTAATGAATCCTCTATCAGCAAGAGCTTTGGTCATTTTAGACAGCTCAATCAAAGCTGTCTTGTCATCGACCATAGCATCTACTTTAATCAGTGGCTCACCTTCATAGTCTTCGTAAGCAGCATTTACCATCTGAAGAGCTTGAACAACTTCAACAGGCATAGGCTCTTTCTTCAAGTCAACCGCTTCTACTTTGAGAGGAGGTGCCTCGAAAAGTGGCATTGCTTTATTGATAGCTGAAACAATAGCTTTAACGGTACCTGCACGAACTGTGACATCAGGTACAGCACTAATTGTCATTTCAATTTCAACTTTGTCAAGTTCTTTTGCAGCTTTCATTCCACCATCATCATCAGGTGAACCACCTTCTTCTAACATAAACATTTCTTTATCTGACATTACAGCCATTGTATGCTCCTTAAGTGTTGTTTTAAATATATAGATCTATTTCTTCTTCTTTTTTGGAGAAGTCTTTTTGCCCTTGATAATATCTTTGTCAACTTTTGCCGCAGGACCACCAGTAAAAGCACTTCTAACACGAGCTGCTGCCCATGCATGAGGACCTACACCTGGACGGCTTCCACTTGATGCGTGTGCTGCTAGTCCACGAGCATAAACCTTTTTAACTTTTGCTGGTGTTGTTCCGTATTTCTTAGCCATACTTGTGTAGCTAACTTTCTTTTTAGCGGGTCTTTTTGCTTTTGCTTTTGCGGGCATAGCTTTTCTCCATTTTGTTTCTTAGTTTAAAGGCTGCAGACTTCTTTCCGCTCTTGTAAAGTGCTGATGCTTTTCTCAGTCCCTTCTCACGAGCAGAACCTCGTGGTGCTTTGTATTGTGAAGGCAATGCTTTCTTCTTGCGTTTCATCTTTTTTCTTCCTTTAATTTCTAGTGTTGATGCCTTGATGTCGTATGTAGTTGCCATTATCGTCTGCTCTTTTTGCCACTACAGCGCCATTTCTTGCGACTGAGATTATTGGGCGAATTTGGATCTCTTGCTTTCTTAGCAGACTTGCCACCTTTCTTCAGCATTTCTTGTTTGATACCGTAAGAACGAGCACAGTAGCTGTCGCCCTTTGATGTGCCAGGACTAATCTTGTATCCTCTTGCACCGTAGCCAACACGCTTTGTTCTACCAGTCTTTGGATTCTTGACAACCTTCACAAACTTTTTTCCCTTAGGAACACGTGCCATTTAACCTCCTACATCTTCTTTAAGTATACCGTCAGACTTCATCCGCTCTACTGAGAATACTTCGGCAAAAGCTTCGCCCATATCAGCACCTGCTGCCATTTTGTCTTGGATTTCGACAGCATCTTTATTGTGCTGAATGTGACCAAGACAGTCTGTGTCCATGTATGTGTCAGTGACAGTCTCGTATGACTGTCCGTTAAAGGCATCCTGAAAGCGAATGAGACCACGTGCTTTAGCAATCTCATCAGCATGTCTTTCACTTCTCACATGGCAACCTAATCCTTTGTTGTAGTAGCCACTGACAACACCTTGGTCGCCCCAAGCACTTGCAGTCTTTGATGGCATAGTGAAGTCTTTTTTCATAACAGTTGAGCAAGGTTTGCAGACGACATTAGATGATTTCATCTTGTCATAAGACATAATCGTCTCATAGACACCTGTGCATTTAGGGCAAGACCAAGAATATAGAGGCATAGATTATCCTAGTAGTTGTGCGGCAGCGCGACCGCCAGTAGAACCGCCAGCAGCGGTTTGTGCTAAGTTACCAGCTGAGGCTGCTTCAGCCTCGTCAGGAAGAACGTTGATGTTTGCTTCACCGGAGCCAACAACTGAAGGATTGGCACCAGGTGCGGCAGACTGCATTATTGTATCAGGTAGACCTAAGGCTCGTACAACTTCGCTTAGCAGTTCTTTGTTTGGAACACCTAGTGACTGAAGCAGAGGAATTGACTGGAGCAGTTCTCTCTTTCTTACAGATTCTGAGATAGGTGTGCTTGCTTGGTCAAGTGCGTAGATAACGAATTCATCGTTCAAGTCTCTAGCACGAATAAACATGACTTCATTGTCAATAACAACACCTTCAGGATTGCTCTCTTCAAGGTAAAGACCAATCATACCAAGGTAAGTACGAGCGATGTATTCAATTGTTTTGTCACGCTCACGAGCCATTCTACCGACTTCTGAAGAAGTATAAGCAGCAAGCGCTACAATCTCGGTGGCCGACGCTCTAGTACTTTCTCCACGTGTGAATGGAGCAAACATAGAGCCTTTGTCCTTATCTGACTGAACCATTTGGTAGTAAGCTTGTAGCTCTGAAGGCATTGGATTCTGTGGGATAGGAGAAATGATACCAGCCAAACTATCATCGTCCACTTCAATAAAAACACCATCAATGCCACTTGTAATCTGAGACATCTGTTCTTCATCAAGTGCTCCTTTTCTGACTAGATATTGACGACTTGCTTTTCGGACAGCGTTTGCTTGGAATGATCTGATGACATTCGTCTCAAATACTTGGTCATAGATTCGGCACATGGCACTGTAACCATCAAGCGGCTTATCAGGAATGCGGTTGAAATACATGGGAACGATGTTGATGATAGGCTCACCGTTAGCTGAGAAGAATGGAGCTGGCCCCTTCTCTAGCCATTCCTTGCCCTGCTTATACTGAGGTGACCAGAAGTAGAGCTGGTTGTTCAGCAGATCGTAGATTTCATAGAGGCGAATATATCTGAATAGGTCATCACCTTCAGGACGCTCATCAGCATTACGTCTTTCTTTATTGTCGAAATAGTCTTCCATGTCCAAGCCGTCAAACTTCTTGTCGCCAAACTTTTCTCTGGCATCTGACAGAGAGCACCAGTAGACATGACCCATGTACTTCTGCTCGTCAAATCGACGTGCATTTCTGTCTAGAATAATTTCCCAAGGAGGAACAGCAACAGCTGAAATGCGGCGGAGAGGATCAGCGGATTCACGAGGAGATAGTTTAAGGAAGGACATTGGATAGATAAGAGCAAGACGAGCCGCATCCTCAATGACTTCACGCTGATTAAGCAAGAAGCTGTTAGCAAGAGCAGCCGCTTTCTTTGGATCGCCTCCACCTCTAATACCTTTCTTGACGATGACGCCAGGATTACGGGTAAAGAGACTGTTGACAAAGCTTTCGATGTAGCCAAAGGCATCAGCAGTTTCAATGACTATCTGCGTACGGTCGTATTGTTCATCATCCCAAAAACGTGTCTCATAAGCACGCTTGTATTTGTAGAGAGAACTTTTCTCATCGTCCCAATACTTGTCATGTGCATCAACAATCTGATGAATATTCTCTTTAGTTACAGAAATTTTTGGCATTGTGTCTCCTGGTCATAAGTATTCACTTCATCGCCAACTTGCAGGACGAAATGGAATTTTTTGTTTAAGTATTCTGTTTGACCTAACCTTTTTCTTCCACTGATCGATTAACTTGGTGCGTGTTTCATAATCAGCAAAGTTCGGTATCGATTCTGCACATTCTAATGCAAGAGCTAATGACATAACTAGGTCGTCGTGTTTGCCCTTTTTGGCGGCAGCCGAACCTGTCTTTGTAGGTACAAGACTGATAATCTCATCAACAAGGTCTTTGTGTAGTTCCTGAAAGTGGTTGTTCTCCAACATCTCTCTCAGGCGTTCCATAATCCTTATTTTAGATGTCTTGTTTGTGAGCCAGTCTTTGCCCTTGTCATCTTTCCACAAGTCAAGGCCCCACTGTTCCAAGAGGCCGATGACAACGGCGCCCATACTGTTTCCTTCACAGAGAACCAACGCATCGTTCCAGTGCGATTGCTGTTCAAATACTACCTCAGCAAACTTAAATGGTGGAATGTCGTTGCTGTGATAGTGATAGACTGGCTGACGTGTAGTAGTGCTGACAACAGTAATTGTACTGTAATCACCACCGGTGCCACCACTAACATCAACGCCCATCGCATACTTCTCACCTTCAATTGGCTCTTCGTATTCGTAGTGCGGTCCTCTGCCCATATGAACTGACTGAAGACCAGAGAGCGCTTCTCGGCTCAACCAGTTTATAGACTTAGTGTAGAAGGCTTCATCAATGGTGGCAGGAAATTCACGGTGGAACTTCTCATAGCCCATTGACTTGATTTGCTGATGGCGCCAGTAAAGCTGAGAGAGATTGATGCCCAAGTCTTTGCGGACTTTCTGTTCTTCCTCAGATGTCTTAGGTACTGCACCTTGACCAAAGCGGGGCTGTGACTTGTACTTGTCTTCTTTGTGCCAAGGAAAGAAGGCAAGCGTCCATTCGTTCGTCTTGTCTTTGGCACCTTTGACCAAGTTGTGGTAGAAGTCGTCTGCTTCTTTGACTGTAGTCTCAATGACTATTTGTCCGTCACCAACTGAAGAGATGACGTTGGATAGAAGTTCGTTCTGATCGTCGAAGAAAGCAAATTCAGAAATGTGTGCTGAAGTGAAGCTGTAAGAGCGTGTTGCTCCTGCCTTACCTCCTGCTGAGAAACACTTGAGCTCAGATCCTGTATCTGAAAACTTAAGTGTGCCTTTGCTGTCGTTTGATAAGCGTCGTTGCAAAGCCTTTGGCAAGGAGATGTAGAAGCTCTTGTCGATGCTGTGTAAGTGGTTCGCTGATTCACGTGTATAAGAGATGACGGCGTGTTTGAGAGGTTCTCCACTGCGCCAAGATTTCCACAAGAACCAAGCTCGTGTAACGGTAGAAATACCAAGTTGTCGTGCTTTAACAATGACAATCCTATTCGAGGTTTCAAGTATACGGAGATATTCTTCTTGCGTAGGTGTAAGAACAAATGGCACAAGCTTAGAGGCGTTGTTGTCAAACACCTGAAGTAAAGAGAAGAAAGCACGAGGATCTTCTCGTAGCTTGGCTATTGCTTCGGATTTAGACACTAGTCTTTACCGCCCTCAATTACCTTGAGCCAGTTGTCGTCATCTTTCAGAACACCATTGCCCTCAAGCTTCTTAATCTTAGTTAGAAGCTCAGCCATCTCAAAGAGATTACGAGGCGACATCTTGTAGTCTTCCAGTGCATTAGCATCTAAACCAACAAGCATCAGTTCCTGAAGGAAGATCTCTATTTTGTTATTCTTCAGCGCAGTCTTCATACGCTTGATACGTTGTGCAAATGTTACCGGTCTGGCCATGTTCATCCTCCTGTGGAGGTTTCACATTCGTTACACTTCATAGTGTACCTCCAATGATACATATTACACCAAAATTGCACTTTTTCTTTCAGCCAAAAAAAATTTTTCACATAATCACATTTTTATCATTAGTCATCAAGTGATCATCATTTTTATCATAGCATCATAGAGAGAACGTCAGTTTAAAAAATGCTCGGGAATCTCTCGGGCCTATTTCACCATACTGACAACTTGTACAATTTGGGCCCCCCATAGTCGTATACGCGCTGACCGACCACTACACACCGACCCCGCTCCACCGCATGCACCGACCGCCATCCCCATGTACACGCCACACGGCTCCCTTTCCCCATCCACGGTAGAGGGCGTACACCATGGTCCCTTCATCTAGAGACAGAGAGACAGACATCCATAGACAGACACCGTGACAAGGGGACATTCATAGTCTATCATAAGCCGAAGTCAGGAGGTTTACAAGTCTATAGAGACAGACAGATACAGAGCGCGCCGGTCAGCGCGCCTCATAGCCTCAGGCGGTGGTCATCATTATCAGAGGTCATCATATAATAGAGAGAGAGGGAGAGAGACATTGAGATGGTCACGAAGGGATGAGACATTATATAATCATCTTTTCATATTTACAAGAGGAGAGGGGGAAGAGCGCGCCGGACGGCGCGCCCCCAGTCTCTCTAACCAAATATAGAAAGATAGTCATATAAGATAGAGAGAGAGACGCCGACTATCATCATTATCAGAGGTCATCAAGTATTATCATAATCATCAGACATCATCAATCATTATCAATCATTATCAAAATTATCAGAGACTGAGAGAGACTGTGAGCGCGCCGACCGGCGCGCCCTAAGAGACCGAGACCTTATCATCATTATCATCATGTCTTATCATAATCATCAATCATCAAATGTACAAGTCGACCGGCAAGTTCCTTATCATCGATAAATCTGTAAATCGTTTTGTTGTAAATCTGAGGGTCGGTCGGTAGGCCAGGCAAGTGACACTGATCGAGAGATTAATTTACTGTGACTGACTGACTGAGAGACTGAGACACTGAGACTGAGAGACTGTGCCTTAAAGAATGGAGACATCTTCGTCATTGAAGTAGAGCCATGCAGTTCCCTTGTCACCTCTCAGTATCTTGACAAAATGCCCTCTAGAATTGTGTGTATGCTTCTTCTCTGTACAGGCAGCTATTAATTGACGTGGGTCATCTGATTCCCATCCCCGTGGATCTGAAGAGATGATGAGAGATGTTTCTACTTCTCCTTTGAATCTGCTCCATTGAATGACGTCTCCTACCTTTGGCTCTCTCTTCATAGCTCCCCCTCCTCTCTTATTGTTTTTTCTATGTGTCGACTACGCTCAGTCCCCTCATCTCTCTCTATCAGACTAAGGGATTTCTATAATATACCGCCCCCAGACCGCTTTATTCCTCTCCCGAACTGGGTTCATAATCGGCATCTTGGAGATGTTTTTGTATATTTTTGGCTGTATTAAGCTGCTTTAGATACATCTTAATGAAGTCGTCAAGGTCAGCAATCTTCTTCTGGTGGTCATTCTTCCTCTTGACAAACTTCGCCAGTTCTTTCTCTAACTGCTTCACCTCTTCAGGCATTGTCTCTTTGGTGTCACATTCCTTGCATACACGTCTGAGGTATGATGATGTTTCACTTGGTCCCCATGCAATGTTGAATGCTGTCCAAGGTTTGATCGCTCTACATGTAACGCACTGTCTCATCTCTTTAACGATTTTCATCTGCTTCTCCTTCAGGTGTTTGACGGTTTGGGTTTTCACTGCACTGTTCGAAATGCCAGCGGAACATTACGTTTCCTCTTCCCTCTACATAGCAGTGAGGGCATGTGACTTCGGGATATTGGGCTCTTGGTTTGCTCTGCTTCCCTCCCTTCTTCATTCCCCCTCCTCTATAAGCTCTCTTCATAGTCTTGCTCCTTCGCCCTTGACAAACACGACTTCTTGGACTTCTCCACTGACTAGACACTGGGCTGCAACTACCTCGTTGTAAATGTCAGGAACCGCCCGAAGCATACTGTCTACTGCCATTCTGTATTTGTTTGCAATACTTAGTGCGCCTCGGGTCACAAGCAGACCAACACATTCTTTATCGATTAGGAGAGAGACATAGTCGCTGTTGTCTAAGTAGTCGACTAGCAGAATAGGATGAGGTGTTAGCCTCTTGAAATTCAGTAGTGTCCCAGGTGGATGTACAGATTCAGTGTTCATCTTCATCTCTCCAGTTCTGAGGATTGGACATAAAGTCTCTCTCTCGTAGTTCAACCTCTATCAGATGTGCAATCGCCTTTAGTTGTCCCTCATCCAGAACATTTAAGTTGTCTAAAAACCTTTTGACTGTCTGTGCAAAGTCTTCCATTACCGCCTCCTTATAGATACATATTACCATCACGCCCAAAAATCTACATTTCTTATAAAATAAAAGGCAAAAAAAAGACGCCCCCACACCATTGTGAGAGCGCCTTAATTGAAGAGATTCACGTTCTTTAATAAGTTTGTGGTGTTGTCGCCACATCTCGCATCTTACAGTGTATCTCTAGATTGTTCATAACTAAATGAACCACACACATAAGTTTTTAGTTTGATTATCTGCATCTGCATCTTCAGGACTTGTGTCTCCATCTCTTCAATCTGAAAGATGATGCTGTCAAATTCGCTCTTACTTTCAGCAGCTCTCGCCTCAAGGTCTCCATATGTCTCCATCTCTATTCTCCTTTTACCATTGTAAGAAATCCTGGTAACGACTTACCTTCTACACCACCGTTCCAGCTGAATAAGCCTATCCATCCTCTTGCGTCTTTACAACCGTTGTCAGCTCTTGTCAACCTTCCATCATATTCTTTCAGGAACTTGATAACCTCTTGTGCCTGATAGAGAAACCATGTGTTGCAGCTTCTGTCCTGAAAAGCTATGATGTCTACATCAGGATGGAACCAGTGAGGACGTCTTGTTTGATTATCATCCGCCCAAACTTCAACACAAACAGTTGGATATCCGCCAGCCAAAGACTTTACTTCAACAGTTCTGTCAACAGTTCCCAGTCCAGTTTCGATAGTCACCCGAAGATCATAAGGATAACGACTGTGGTCTACCTTCTGTATTGCACGAACTGTGGTCATCTTGGTCTTTAGAACCTGTGCAAAATCTCTTTCAGCCTTCTCACCTAACTTTAAGTCAATGTCAAATGTTCTAGTCATCTTATCTCCTATGTTAGTAAGTAGGAGACTGCTTCTGACTAAGGCGAGCAGTTTTGTTCCTACGAATTTACATAGGTTGTGACAAAAGATTTTGACAAAAATGTACAAACTTTTTTTGTAAATAGTTTGACTTCATCTGATTCACGAGAATGACTTCTGTTGAGGCTCGTTCTCCAATTGATAATCTATATTAGTTAAGGGCACAAGGTGGTAGGAAAGGAAACGTCGTGACTTCTGAGGTAGGTGTAATGTCTTTGGTGACAGTGATCTTCAGACACCACCGCTTACCATAAACCTTACGCATCTGAAGAGAAGTAATTTGACTATCGTCTTGGTAGACCAGTTCATTCATCACATCACAGACTGTGTCACTAAAATTCTGAAGGTCTCTCTTTCTCTTGTCAGGAACAGTCACTTCTATTTTGACAGCTACATCTCCACTTTCTATCATCTCACCTCGCCACTGAGACTGAATAGCATCGAACAAGTCTCTCTCAAAAGAGACAACGACTTGGTCTTTGTAAATTCTACCTCTAGCAGCTTTCATTCTGTTCTTCTTAGAGATTACTGGCAAGTCATAAACTTCTACTTCCATAGTCACCTTCCTCAGACTATATATTCAGCCGTCAGAAAACTGAGGTAAACAAGTACAACAAACTTTGT